GTTGAGCCATCGGCGGGAATGCCGCTGCACCAGGAGCCGGCAGAGGACAGTGTTCAGATCAGTGAGTCTTGAGCTACACTTTGCTTAGTCACAAGGCAACTGAGTGTCCCAAGAGCCCCCCGCCACTGATCTGACAATTGAAGAGCTGCGGGCCCAGCTGCAAGAACGCGAATCGCAGCTTGCCGCACTGGAGCGAACGAAGATCGGCCTGCAAGCTGATCTGGTGAAGCGCAAGGGTGTGGAGCGACTGGCCAAGACTGCTGGCATCGACCTGACCGCTGATGACGCTGAGGATCGGATCTCCGAGCTGCTGAGCGCCATCAACGGTGAGAGGATGCAGGCCCAGGCCCCAGCGACCCAACAGCAGCCTCCGGTCCAGCCCCAGACCCAAGGACAGCAGGACGGCAGTGGAACCCCCTCCAGCGCCGTTGAGGAGGCGATGAAGGTCCAGCTCTCCTCCCTGCAAAGCCAACTGGCCAAGATGGAGGATCAGCTGAAGCAAGAGCGCAAGGAGAAGGAAGCTGAACGGAAAGCTCGTCAGCAGGAATATGTCAAGTCTGTTGTCATGCAGGAACTTGACAAGGCGAAGTGCAATCGCTCGTCGCACGTCTTTGCATTGCGTGGCAAAGACTTCCGCCTTCTTGAAGATGGCGTGACCGTTGTGTTCGGTCCTGAGGAGAATCCGATCAACGTTGCTGACGGCGTTGCTCAGATTGAGCAGGACGACGATTACAGCATCTACTTCCCTGGCAATGCGCCGACCGGAAGCGGTCTGCCGTCCTATCGCTCGTCCATGCCGACGACCGATAACCCGTTTGCGAAGTCCACTGCAAACGCAACTCGGGCCGCCGAGATCATCGGTCGCGATCGGGCTCTTGCAAAGCGGCTTGTGCAGCAGGCCCGCGCTCGCGGTGATCTTGATCCGATTCTTGCTCGCGCTGTCAGCTGAGCGTGCTAGGATCCCGGCGATGTTAGAGGGGCCTCCACCTAAGGCCATTGGTGGGGGCTTTTTTCTTGCCTACAGTTCAGGCAGCCTGGATGGAGCCATGCCGCTGAAACGGGGTAAGTCGCAGAAGACTATTTCGTCCAATATCAGCAAGCTCCGCAAGGAAGGCTATCCAGAAAAGCAGGCTGTCGCAATTGCGCTTGATCGTGCCGGCAAGTCCCGCAAGAAAAAGAAGCCGAGCCGCAAGAAATGAAAAAGAATGTTCCAACTGACAAAGTGCTTTACGCTCGCGTGAAAGCCGAAGCAAAGCGTAAGTTCAAGGTTTATCCAAGTGCCTACGCTAATGGTTGGCTCGTGCGCGAATACAAAAAGCGTGGCGGCAAGTACAGGAGCGTGAAGAGCAATGGCTGAAAAGAAGCGTGGTCGCGGCGGCCTTGGTCGCTGGTTTGCTGAGGAATGGATCGACATCAAAACCGGCAAGCCCTGCGGTCGCCAAACCGGCGAGAAACGCAGGAGCTATCCAGCCTGCAGGCCCAAGAGGCGAGTTTCTGCGGAAACCCCCAAGACTGCAAGTGAACTTTCCGAAAAGGAAAAGCGTAAGTTTAAGCGCGAAAAAACAAGTTCACAGCGAATCGGCTACCAGCACAAACGGAAAAAGAAATAGCTATAGTTTGTTTGATAGGAGGCAGCATGGCACCACGTCCCGCAAAAAACAAGCGCCGCACTGCAGCTTTCTATGCTGCCAATCCAGAAGCACGCAAAAAGAAGGCGGCTTACGACAAGAAGTATCACTCCACAAAGGAGCGTCGTAAGTACAGATCTGAACTGTGGGCAGAGCGTGAAGCTCGCGGTATTGCTGGCAAGGGTGGCAGGGATCTTTCACATACTTCTGGCGGTGGCTTCAGGACTGAGGATCCATCCACCAATCGAGCACGCAATGGCCACGGCAACAATAAGAGATTGTCACCTGGGAAGGGAACAAGAAAGCGCAAGCCCCGTCGCTAACCTTTGATCAAGCAAGAGGTGATGCAATGGCTGGAATGCCCGAGCGCGTCAAGAGCAAGATGAAAGAGCTTGGCCTTTCCGGTGTCAACAAGCCTAAGCGCACGCCGAGCCATCCAACAAAGTCGCATGTTGTGATGGCGAAGGAGGGTGACACCTATAAAGTTGTTCGCTTTGGTCAACAGGGGGTGACCGGAGCCGGCAAAAATCCTCAAACGAAATCCGAAAAAGCTAGACGCGCAAGCTATTATGCAAGGCATAATGCCCAAGGCAAACCTACATCAAAGCTGAGCGCAAAATGGTGGAGCCATTCGGTCAAATGGGTTGCTATATTGTTTGCGTTGGGGTCGCAGTGTTATTTCTCTTGATCTTTAATCCAGTCCTTCAGCTCAACTACATACCGCCTAAGCTCTTCCGCTTTCAACAGATGCCAGTGATCACCTGTCCGAAAGTAAATTCTATTGTGGCTATCAATAGCCTTAAGCATGTGGTGAATGATGGGGTTCCACCCTTCCCGCACAGGTGTATCCCAGGTTCTCCTTTCCATTTTGTTTAGGTTTTACCTAGGACTTCTTCTTGATTCTGGCTGAATCTCGGGACTGTCTACCATGTCCGCAGACACTTTCCCCGACTTCCAATGACTGTCAGTGGCGCCTATCGCACCAACGTCAACATGCGCGGCGTTCAGTCCGCCACCGCTGTTGATGAAGTTCTGTCCGCCATCGTTCTTTGCAGCCGTGGCCTGAAGAACTTTACCTTCATTCTCCCTGACGCTTTCACTGAAGCTCAGCTCAACGAGCTTTTTGCAGCTGCCCCCACCGTGACTGGCACCAAAGTCATCACCGCCAGCGGCTGTGCCGGCTGGGCCGCCCTGGACTCCGGCGAGAAGGCCGTGCTGACCGGCAAGGGCTACACGCTGAACTGATTTGTATCAGGCGCTACCGGGCTTCTTGTTGATTTACCGATAAAGCGGATCAACAAGCAAGAGTCTTTTAGCTTCGTCAAGTCATGAGGAAATGGGCCGGGGGCAACCCCGGCTTTTTCTTTGGCTATTATTTGGCAAGAGAGGCAGTGCCTCGCAGCAGCGACCGTACGCGGTCGGCAGCAGTGCTGTGAAGCTGAACCAAATTTCCACAAACCCGCTTTAGGACAATGCTTCTCGCAGGTGTTCCCCTTATTCCCGAGCTGTTCCTTGAGTATCAGCAGGAAGAGATCCAGGACAAGAATGCCCTGGTCACTTCCGGCCTGATGGTCACGAACGCTGCCATCCAATCTGAATTCCAGAAGGGCGGCAAAACCATCGACCTCCCCTTCTTCGGTGATCTGTCCGGTGATTCGGAAATTGACTCCGACACTGAAGCCTCCACTCCGACCGACATTGCAGGTGATCTGCAGGTCGGTGTGCGCAACATGCGTCGCAAGAGCTGGAAGTCCTCCGACCTGGCTGCCGATCTGTCCGGTTCCGACCCGATGCAGGCAATTGCCCGCAGCACCGGTCGCTACTGGATCCGCGACATGCAGAAAACCTGCGTCTCGATCCTGCAAGGCATCTTCAGCGGCCCGCTTGCCTCCAGCCACGCGGTCGGCGGCAACTCCTCCCAGCTGTCCCAGTCCCTGATGGTGGACGGCATCGCCAAGCTTGGTGATGCTGGTGACGAGCTGACCGGCATCATGATGCGTTCGCCGGTCTATTACGCTCTGATGAAGATGGACCTGATTGTTCCGTCTTCGACCACCTCTCAGCTTGACACCCGCCTGTCTGAGCAAGCCCTGGAGAAAGGCACCTACCTGGGTCGCCCGGTGTTTGTTGATGACCGCCTGCCGGTTTCTGTCGGCGCCGGCACCGGCAGCACCGACGTTCACGACACCTACTTCTTCGGTCCCGGTGCTTTCGCTTATGCGACTGCTCCTGCCAAGACCCCGGTGGAAACCGATCGTGATCGTTTCCTGGGCATCGACTACCTGATCAACCGGACGCACTACCTTGTGCATCCGAACGGTATCAGCTGGCGCGGTACTTCCGCCAAGGCCGCTCCCAGCAACACCGAGCTGGCCACTGCTGGCAACTGGGTGAAGGTGTTCGATGACGATCGCAACATCCGCATCACCCGGATGCGTTGCTTCGTCTGATCACTGAGCTGATCTGTAAACGCCCCGGTTCGCCGGGGCTTCTTTCTATCCACAAGAACCATGAGTGCTGGAACTTTCCGTATGCGGCGTGAGGCCGCCATTGCTGCCAAGGAGGCCAAGGCCCAGGAGGCTGCCGTAGAGGCCCCGGAGCCCGCCGAGAAGCCCGCTCCTACCGTTGCAAAGGCGAAGCCCAAGCCGGCTACCCCGACTGCTGCTCCTGCCCCTGCTCCCGCCGCCTGAGAGGTGAACCGTGGCCTTTGTCTCGACACTGGGGGCACCCGATGCCAACTCCTACCTGTCGGTGGCAGAGGCCACGTCTCTTCTTGGTGATATTCCTGCAAGCTATGGCATCCAGCAATGGCTTGCACTGAACGATACGCAAAAGCAGCAAACGCTGGTTGCTGCAACAATGGCGATCAACCCTTTGCAATGGAAGGGACAGCCTGCTGGGCCTGATCAGAGCCTTGCTTGGCCCAGGCTGATGATTGCCGATTACTATTATTCTGAAACTGACGAGCTACCGCTTGATTTTAAGATGGGCGTTGCCTACATGGCAGCGTTTCTTGGTATCAACGGCGGCTATACAGGAATCCGTGATGCCGATGGTGGCGTCAAAAGACAGAAAAACAGCGAATACGAAGAAGTTGAGCTTGGCAATGGTGATCTGAGGGTCAAGTTTGACAAAAGCGGAATGGCGCAAACCGGAGCGCTGTTCATTCCGCCGTACTCGATGGATATTTTTCAGCGTTACATGATTCGTGGTGACTTCGTGCAGCCTAGAGTACGCCGTGAATCAACAGCTCGCGTTGGCTACAGAGGTTTTGTGACCAGGCAGAAGCCGAGTGGTGTTCGGATGATCAATGGTCAGCTGTGGCCGTATGGTGGCTCCTGGAATAACCGCTTCTGATTATGTCACTCGTTGATGATGTTTTTGGTTCGATTCCCGGTCCACTCATTGACGAGTGGGGGATTGATGGCGTGTATGTGAAGAAGGTGGAAAACGCTGCGTATGATCCGCTGATGGGTACGTTCGCCACGCCGGAGACGGCCGCAACGGAAGTGCCGATCAAGTTGGTCCCGCTTCGCATCAAGCCCGAAGAGGTAAAAGGCGAAATTCAGATTACTGATCTGAAGATTTTGATCTCAGGTGATGCGCTGGGTGACTACTATCCGAAGACCCCTGACTGGATAAAGTATTCTCAGGCTGGAGTACAGCGTACCGCAAAGGTGATCATGCCATTGACCCATAGAGGATCGGCACCCGTGCTTCATTCCATCATCGCGAGGCTTACTTGATATGGCGAGAAGGCTTAGCGCAAGATCTATGCGTGCCCTTGAACGAAGGGGTAGTAAAAGAAAGGCCGGCGACAAACCGTGGAGCCAAGTTAGCGAAAATATTCGCAATCGAATCAACAATGCTGCTAGACAGGCTGCGGCAGCGGTCATGAATGACCTGGCAGAGAAGGGGCCTGCGTACAGCGGCGAATTTCGTGATAAATGGCGTGCTATTGCAATTACTGGCGGCCTTGGTCAAACAACGCCAAGCGGGTATCCGTACAGCACGCGAGATATTCCAAGACTTGACACAAAAGTTAGAACGCTTGAAAAAGTAAAGGTCTTTGAAATAGTCAATACAAGTCCATACGCCCTTTATGCTATGGATATTATTCCTGGCATCTGGAGAAAACCCGAAGGATCTGAACCAATTGGCGGTATTGAGTTTGGAGTAAAAAGAGGTAGGCGTGAATATGGAGAAACTTTCCGTGGCGATGTTGACCTTGGCCAAGAAGGCAAAGGAAGTACAACAGCTGAAAAAGACTGGTACGAGAATTATGTCAGAGGCGGTGGTCTTTCTGCTGGTGTCAAAAGGGCTGTTAAGTTCGCCATTCGTAGTGGCGGCGATGGCAACGTCAGGATCTCATGAACTATCAAGCAATCTGCGCCGCACTTGAAGCACCACTGAACAATGCGTTTATCGCCTTGACTCCTCCTGTCAAGGTTTTCTTTGACAACTTGATTGTCATGCCTCCTGATCCGCCAGGTGAGTACGTGATGGTCAATATCACTTTTGGCCTGACAAGTGAATCTACGTTGACAAATTCTCTTGATCGTGCTCGTGGCGCGATCATTGTCAGAATCTTCACCGAAAAAGGCAGAGGCGGCAGAAGGGCCAGGCAGCTGGCCGGTGTCGCATCTCAGATTTTCAGTATTCTCGGCGCAACAAAAAGGCCAGCTACTGGAACATTCGTGAGGGTTCATGATGTTTCCGGGCCTAATTTTTACATGGATGAAGCTCAACCCCATTTCATGGCTAGGCTCTCTGCGACATGGGACGCAACTAGCTGCGGCTAGCATTAGTGCATCGGGCAGTGCCCGCACTGCTGTTCATTTCTTCAAGGTCCATGTCCTGTGATACCACGGTACTGACCGGCTCGTCGGGCGCTTTCTGGTATAAGCCGGCAAACACCGAAGCCTGTCTTGCTGCCTCCGCTTTTCCTTCGACTGGCGCCAACATCACTGTTGGTGATTACTACGGTTTCAAGGTTGATGATCCCGTTGTCCTGGCGTATCCCTCTGGCGCAACGACCACTGGAGCTATCGCCGCTGGTGATTACTTCGTGAAAACCTATGATCCCACCACCGGGATCATGACGCTTGCCAGCACTGTTGGTGGCACCGCCGTTACCGCAACCAGTGCTCCCACCAACTTCGGCAGCTCGCTGGCCACGATTTCCTACAAGGCCTTCGCTCCGATCGCTCAGGTCCGGGACTGGACCCTGGAGATCACCAGGGCCGAGATCGACGTGACCACCATCGGTGTTCCCAGCGGCCAATTTGCGCCGTTCCGTAAGTATCAGACCTCGTTTGCTGATGCTACCGGCACGACCACCGTGTACTTCACGGACGCTGACTCGGCCATGTCGAACCGGCTCATCAGTGACGTGCTTCAGCGTCGTCAAAATGGTGCTGCAGTGAAGCTCTACATTGATGCCGTCTACTCTGGCGGTTCGATTTCGGAGACGCTGAGCCGCTCGATCGCTTGCGATGTGGTGCTGACCTCTGCTGGTTTCGGCGTCAACCCGGATGATGCGCAGAACGTGACCATCAACTTCCGCCCGTCCGGCAACGTCACCATCGACCTGACCCGCACCTGATCCAGTGTTCGTCTGGTGCCTCGTCTGCCGCCGCTTGTTCGGCGGCTTTTTCATGGGTATAGTGTTCAAGCCTCCGTCCTTTAACATGGCCTCCTCTTCGATGGGCTTCGGCTCAGCTCTTGAAAAGCTGAAGCAAGCCGCCAACCTTGAACCTGCCCGCAAGGTGGTTCCCTTGAGCGATGGCTTCACCGAGCTTGAGATGTATATCACTCCGCTCGTTGCAGCTGAGCGTGATCGCGCTCGTCGCAATGCCCGCGCTGCATCCAAGACCAAGGATGACGACAGCGATTGGCTGATTCATCTGCTGGTCGCCAAGGCCAAGAATTCTGACGGCAGCGCAATGTTTGCTGCTGGCGAGATTCCTGAGCTGAAGGCTTCCGTCCGTGCTGAAGATCTTGACAAGATGATTCTTGTTGTTCTTGGCAGCGAAGATGATGAGGTTGATGCCTCCACAAAAAAATCGCAGACGAACTCCGCCAAGACCGTTGGACCTACCTGAAAATGGTGGTTGCCGAGACACTTGGCAAGAGTCTCCGCGAAGTTGATACATCAATGGCGCCAGAAGAACTGATGCTCTGGTCTGCGTACTTCAAGATCAAGCAAGAAGATCAAGAAGAAGCAGTGAAAAAAGCCAAGAGGGGCCGCTAGTAGGCCCCTTTTTTCTGGCTACAGTTGGCTTAAGTAAGGCAAGTTCAAGCCGTGGCAACAAACAGGGAAACAATTGAAATTGCCCTGTCAGGCCTTGAAAAGCTTAATCAGCTTGAGCGAACCCTAAAAGGGCTTGAAACTTATGCAGATAATGTTGCCGATGCAATTGGAGGGATTCAATCACGAATTGATGAGTTAAGCGGCGTTGCTGGAAGGGCAGCCACCAGAGCAAGAAGTGCAAGTGTTGCCGCAAGGGCAATTGGTGGCGTTGTTGGCGATAAGTCATTCGGCAGGGGTCCAAGTGGTGGCGAAACGCTCAAAAACAGGAATCGTCTTAAAAAGATTGCAGCAAGTGTAGACCTTGAGCTTCAGCAGTCAAGAACTGTTTTTCGGGAGGCGGCGAAAGCCAGAAGAGCGCTTACACCAGAGCTTGAAAAACTTGGAAAAGCGGCAAATCAAAATGCTCGCGAGCAGGCTAAAGTTGGCGCGGAATTAACAGAGTACAGAAAAACTGTTAGATCGGCCAGGGAAAGAATTCTTGCTGGCGTGAGCGAGCTTGGCGCTCAAGCGAGAGGCAGGAGCACAAACATTCTTCGCAGTCGCTATAGAACGCAGAGGAACAGGCTTAGCTCTGGACCTGAGCTGAGTGGCGAGCTTGCAAAACAAGCCGAAGAGCTTGAAAGAAAATTTGAATCTACGGAAAAAAGGCTCGCGCAGCTTGACAGGGCAGAGCGTGCGCTGAATCGAACCGTTAGAGCCGCGAATCCAGGGGCAAGCTCGTCAGAGCTGAGAGGAATTATTGGCAGAGAACGGGGTGCAATTGCATCAAGCCGTAGAGCCACGGTAACAGAGCAGGGCAGACTGCTTGAGCAAAGACGGGAGATTGGGCGCGTAAGCCGTGGCAGAAGGCTTGTTGGTGCTCAGGGAACTATTCTCAGGGAAAGAATTAGCGAACTTGAAAGAGCTGGTGTAACACCAGGAAAGCTAAAAGCCGATGTTGGCGGCCAAAGCGTTGATTTGAGGACAATCTTGCAGCAGGCGTCGCAAGCGGCAAACCTAGCCGGCAAAAAGGGTGACATCAGAGGAAATGTAGAAAGAGCAAAGACACTTCTTGAAATCGCAAAAAATCAAGTAGCTGAGCTTGAGCGCGAAGAAAAACTAAAGAAAAAAATTGCCTCAGAAGACAAAAAACGAATTACAGAAGGAAACAGAGCTGTAGCCCAAGAAAGAAGAGCTATTCGCAGCATAGAAGTACAACAAAGAAGCATCGCCGAGCTTGCTGGACAGGGCACTGAAAATCTACCCAGTTTTCAGCGTGCTCAAGCGGCTGTTCAAAGTTTACCGCGACTTCAGCGCTCTGGTAATTATGCTGAATTCGCAAATGCTCTTGCAGACGCGACAACATATGCACGTTTTGCGCGTGATGATCTAAAAGCGAGAAGCCAGGTAACCAAGCGCACAAATAAGTACGAAGGAGAAATCAACAAAATTGCCGCAGACATTCTTGCTGGCAAGAAAGTTGAACGCAGTCAAGTTGATAAGTTGCTGAAGTTCAATGAGCTGCGGGCTGGGGGTGCTCCACAGCAGCTTGCGCTGCCTCCAGCTGCCCCAGGAGCCCCTGCATTCGGCGGTGGCGCCAGACCCGGCCTGAGAGGCGCAGAGAGCGTGATCGGCGGCGTTGCCCAGCCCAGGTTGGTTGAACGTCTCGGCGGCGCCAGAACGGCAGAAGAGGCCCTGCAGGCACTGCCGGAAAAAGCAAAGAATGCCGGCAGAAAAGCAGGTCAACAGGCTGGCCAAAGTTTTGCAAAGGCATTCGCCCAAGCAACGCCTCTTGGCGTGTCAGATAAGCTGCTTTCCGAGTTTGGCGCTACAGCGAAAAAGCTGCCATCTCTTATCGGTGGAGCCGGGGCAGCTGGCGGCAGGCAGCTTGACCCACAGGCTGCTCAGCAGCGTCTTGCGCGTATTCTTGCCAGTGGTGCGACTATCTCTGGTCAGCTTGGCATTCTTGCGCAAAAGCGTTCTGGCTTAGACCCCTCTGATCCAAAGAGAGTTCGGGTTGAGACGACGTTGATTAGCCTGCAAAATACCTTGAATGCTACAAAGCAACAGGGCTTCAGGCTTACCAAAGATACGCTTGACGCGCTGGACGGTCAGCTCAATTCCGCAAGATTGCTGCTTACCGCAGAATCGGACATCAACAAGCTTAGAAAAGATGGGCTTGCTGTTGCCAAGCGAACTGGTCAGGGCCGCCTGCCCTCCCTGCAGCGGGACACCCTGACCTCCGGCCTGATCGAACTGGGCCGCGCTGACACCGCCGCCAAGGTGTTCCGTGGTGGCCGTAGTGGCGAGCAGGCCCTGAGCGATGCCATCAGGGCGTTCAACGCCGCCACAGGCCCGCAGAAGCCTGGTGCGAGAGTCACGCAAAAGGGCGTGCCGATCGGCAGGGAGGCTGCGGCCGGCGCTGCCGCCGCTGGCCAGAACGTTGCAAATACCCTTTCTGGTGCAATTTCAAATGGTACCAGCAACGCCGCATCTTCAGGCACAAAGCTTGCATCTGCCATAACAAGAGCCATTGAAAAAGTTTTCGACATTAACAGCCCATCTGGGTGGGCCATTGGCATTGCAAAGAACATCATCGGTACCTTGGCTGGAAATATTTCCGCTGGAGTTCCGACTGTTCAGTCAGCACTCAGGGACCTTCTTCGCTTTGTTGATCAGTATTCAGAAGAAGGTAGGGCCGCTGCATCGGCATCTGTTGGGCGTTCGTTTGACTTTGCCGTTAAGTCGCCAACTCTTGGCGCTAATTACGACGCGCTTAACCAGGCCATTGCTGACCTGACAATGAATTCGCCTCTTTACAAGAAGAGGATCGAATCAGTTGGCTTGCAAAATATGCCGACGCAGCTTCTGGGTGAAGCAAGTGCGCGTGGAACTTTGCAGGATTTAATGCCTGAGCTGAAGATTGAGCGTATGTTCAAGCAGCTGCCTGGCACTCTTGAAAGAATGCTTGACGATGCTTTTGTTAAGTCAGCAAACAAGTACAGTTCGACTCGATTTGTGTCAAGTCAGCTGTCACCGGCAACGGCTGGACTCGCTGGTGCCTCACCACTTAACCCAGGCATTTTGTTTGGCTCGGCTGGTCGTCTTCGCGGAAAGACTCCTCGTGGTTTTTCTGGTGCCGGATCTCCAATTTTCAATGCACCAACATCGCTTCTTGACCTGAATCCCGACATCTGGAACACCCAGTCCTCCTTCCTTTTTGGCCAAAAGCCATCAGGTCGGCGTAATCCTAGCATTATGCCAATCTTTGGCTCTACTGCATTCACCGGCAGAACGTCCGGTCAATCGCTTGGCTCCACTTCAACCTTTAGCTTTGGCAATCCAGTTGATGAAGCCGCTCAAGCCCTTGAAAGAAGTCAGCAAGAAGTTCAGAATGGAGAAAATGCTCTTCGTGCTAGCGTTAAAAACTTCTTTGCCGAGCTTCGCAGTGGCGTAAACTTTGCAAGAGAATTCTTGGGTCAAGCTGGCGGTGGTGGCGGTGGTGGCCGCCCTCCTGTGCCCCCTGGCGGAGCTGGCGATTTTGAGGGCCAAATTGAGGGTGCTCGTGGCAATGCCCAGAGACTCCTGGGCCTTGCAGATCTTGCTGATCTTTCTAATGCAAGCAACAAACAGCTTCAGCTGTTCTCAGCTGCTCTTGCGGAAACACGTGATGGTCTGAAGGCTACAGATGCCGCATTTGGCAAGATTAACAAGGTGCTTGATCGCACCGAAGACGCACTTGCTCGCCGCGACCCTAACTCTGATCTGCTCGTCCGTGGATTCGGCCGGAGAGGCGGCCAGGCGGTCGGGGAGGGCCTGATCGGTGGTGCGTTCCCCCTCCTGTTCGGTCAGGGCGGTGGGGCGGCACTGGGAGGCGGTCTGGGTGGCGCTCTGGGCGGCTTTGCTGGCGGGACGTTGGGCTTCGGCTTGTCGCTGGCCGGCACGGCGATCGGCAGCCAAGTGGATGCGTTGGCCCAGGCTGCACAGGACACTGGCAACTTGCTCAGGGATCTGACTGGAAATTTTGAGCAAATTAAGGACTCCGGGCTTCTTGCAAGCCGTAGCCAGGAAAAGCTTGTAGAGAATCTTTTGGAAGCTGGCAACAAAACAGCTGCGTATGCAATTCTTCAGGCTGAGTTAAACAGAAAAATCGGGGTAGAGGGCGCCGCAAAGCTTATCGCTGCCGCTGATGCCGGCGATCGACTCAAGCGTGCGATGGCAGATCTTGGAGTGCAAATGCAAGTCTTTATTGCAGGACCACTCGCTGAATTTCTCAATCGAATGACATCCATTCTCGAAGAATGGAACAAAAGCGGCACCGTGGCAACTGCGCTTGGTCAGGTATCTGGGGACAAGCAAAGAGAAGCGCTACTTACCACTCTTGCAAGAGAAAATATTGCAGCTGGCGCCAATCCACAAAAAAGCGGCGTTAATTTTAGGCGGGGTCCGCTTGGCAGTGTTCCTGTTGGGCCTGGGGCGTTTGGCGCAACCGGTCCAGATCTGCTTAAGGATATTACCTCAAATCTCTCAAGTGAGAGAGTGCGTGAAATTGTCGGTCAATTTGCATTACCCAAGAAACAACAGCAATTAACGCCGCAGCAACAGCGTCAAGAGACGGCTAGGGCTGCAGAAACTGGTCAAGCGGCTGCTCAGCGACAACTTGACTTCTTCAGCAAAAAAAATGAAGTACCCGATCTTCTGAGGGGATTCAAGCAGCAGGCACTGGCCGCTCAACGCGAGCAGCAGGATCTTGATCGCCAATCCTTTGAGCTGCGTCGTGACTACGAGCGCCAAATTGAGGATATTCGTCGCAACATTGAAGATCGGATCAATCAGATCCGCCAAGAAAACCAGCAAAGAGAGCTTGAGATTCTTGTCAAGCAGGGGCAGATCCGTGAGCAGCAGTTCAAAAATGCTTCTACTGCGCTTCAGAGTGCCCTTGCTGGTGATCCGCTAGCCCAAAGCCTTGCAGATGCTGTAACGACGTATCTCGGCGCTCAGATGTCTGCTCAGGACCAGCTTGAGCAGCGTCGTAAGCAATTTGAGATTGAGATCAGTAGCCAACAACTTGAAACTGAAAAGTTTAAGCTTGAGGTTGGCCGCACTCTGTCAAGGCTTAACACTGATACGGCCGAAAAGGTTGCTGAAATTAACAAAGGCGTAAGGCGCAAAAACGAAGATGCAGCATTGAATGAATTTAAAATTCAAAAAGAATCTGCAAAACTGCGGGCTCAGGTAATTGGTCAAGAGCTAAAAGTAATGCTTGCCAAGCAGAATCAGTTCGTTCAAGAAGCTCAAGCCCAGTACCAAAGATTTCCAATTCCAGACACTAAGGCACTCGTTGAAAGCGAGCAAAGACTTCAGCAAGCTTTGCAAAATGCTGTTAGTGGTTCGGCGCAGAACATTAAAGACATTGAAGCTGTTAAGCCACCTCAACTGCTTCGCGAGGTTTCCGGCCCAGCAGCTCGCTCCGTCAGCTTTGCTGGCGTCAATCAGGGAATCGCCAGGGCCAAGCAACTTCGCGAGCAGCTTCAGGGGCTTGAAAAAGAACTGCTCGATCTTGTCAAAGGTGGCAACCTTGAGCTTTTCGCAAATCAGCTTGGTGAAATTGCTTTCAAGGGCTTTTTTGATCTGAATAATTCCCTGAAAAATGCAAAACAGGAAGCTGCATTAGCGGGTGGTGACATAGGCGCATCTGTTAGGGCAATTGTAGACTCCTACAACGATCTGTTTGCCCTTGCCCAGCAAACTGGTGTAAATATTGATGCGCCAACGCGCAAGTTTATTGAAGGCATCAGAGACGGTCAGATTGCATTTGAGAAGATCAAGCCAAGCATGGAGTTCTATGCTTCCAATCTTCAGGACATAACGAATCAGACCAAACAATCTCGCGCTGCCATTGACGAACTGCTGCTGCCGGCCAAGGCTTATGACAAAGTGTTGGCTCAGATCAATGCACGCGGTGGGCTTGGCATCAACCCAGAGGAGGAGCAACTACTACTCAAGCAGGCTAGGGCTCTCGATGAGCTGAATGCAAAAGCCAAGGTTTTTGAAGGGCTAAGGGACATCGCATCTAGCTGGACCGATTCCTTTGCCCAGCTCAACAAAGAACTGCTGAAGGGCGGCGACTTACTTGAATCCGTGCAGCGCTTTGCTGAAAGCGTTGCAGATAGAACTCTTGACGTTGTTCTTGAGTTTACGCTTCGCCCAATTCAAGAACGCCTGTTCAAGAACATGGCTGATATTCTTGGCATCAAAGCGCCAGAAGATCCGGCCCTTCAGCCCATCAGGGAGACGGCTGTAAATACGAAAATTCTTGCCGATAAAGTGAAGAAAGAATTTGCTGGTCAAACAGGAGTGTCGCCTGCTCAGCCTGTTGCCCCAGCTAATGCGATTGTGCCGGGACCAGCTGCCACTGCAGCAATGACCGGCCGCTACATGCAAGGCAATGTCGGCCCCACTTCAACCGGCGATCACTTCCATGTAATGCGCCGCGACGGCTCTTATTACGGCCGCTCTGATCTTGATAAATACGTGGAAGTCAATGGTCGCCCATTGTCGTCTGGTGTGACAGTTCCGGGCGGTGAATATGGCGCCGAAAGAAGCTACGGCCCCCACTCTGGCAGAGACTACGCCTTCAGGAAGGGCGCTTCACTTGGCCTGATGAATGGAGCGCAATGGATTGGTAACAAGCCTGGCACAGGAGTTGGCGATAGAACCGCGTTTATGACACCCGATGGCAAGGTGTACGAAATTATCCATGGTCGGTTCATGGGTTCTGCAACGCCAATGAAGCCAGTTGCAGCGCCTGGCTTTCAGGTTCCGGGATCTCCTCTTGATGGTAAGCCGGCTCCACTGCCTGGATCAACAATACTGCGCAAGTTAATTCCTGCCGGCACAGCGATTCCGATGAAGCCTGGCGATGCCGGCTATGAGCAGCCTGGGCCATTTGGCACGCCAGCGCCGATTCAGCAGATTCCTTTTACTGAACAACAACAGCCTTCGCCTGTCACCCCGGCTGCTCAAGGAGCCGCTGAAGCGCTTGCAAATCTTGATGAGGTTGCACGAAAGGCGGTCGAAGGCTTCACTGGCTTCGGTGAAAGCATGTCCGAGTTTGCAACCAAGACCACTGATTCAGTCACAAAGTTTCAGCAAATTGTTGGCACCGGCTTGCAAGCAATCACCGGAATCGCAATGGGTATCGGTGGCGCTCAAATGATCCGTAGAGGCGGGGCTTACAACACGCTGATGGGTGCCGCTTCCATCTTCGGTTCCATCAGCTCAATCACCGGCATGTTCGGCACTGGCGGTCCGCTGTCTGGCCTGTTCGGCGGGAAGGCCCCATCTGCCACTGCCAGCGCTTTCATGATGCCCCAGCTGACCGGCGTCCCAGGCGGCGCCAGAGCCCTCGGCGGGCCGGTCTACGAGGGCATGGACTACCTCGTTGGTGAGCAGGGGCCTGAGGTCATCAGGATGGGCGCCAACGGGACCGTGGTGCCCGCTGATGAGCTGTACGTCCCCGGCCTGGATGACGAGGGCTTCAGCGCTCCCCCGATCGGTCGCTATGCCCGCCGTGCCGCAAGCAACGCTGAAAGCAGCGAAATGCAAGATGGCGATACCATCTACACCGGTAACTACGGTCGGGCGGTTCCGTATCAGCGCAGCGAAAGCACACGCGAGATTGAACGGCTTGAGCGCGTTACCTCCAATCCCGGTGAGCTGCCTCCGATCAAGTACGAAACCACTCGTGTCAACGAGTATGATTTCGTCACCCCTGAGCAGCTTGAAGCGTCCAATGTGCGGACTGCTAAGATGGCCAGAAATCAGACGATTCGTGAGTTGGCTGATAGCCTGAAAACTCGCAAGCGTCTGGGGCTCTGATCGGTGAAAAGTGAATTTGCAATCGTTAGCTACGTCCGCTTCAAGGAGCGTGGGGGAGGGGACTACCTTCCCTACGCCTACCAGAACTACTACATCAACGAAACTCGCACTTACGGTGGAGTCGATTACGACTTTGCTCCTTTGGGTGTTGCTGGCGGGGGTGGCAAGCAAGGTGGAGAGCGGAGCAGGGGCGCAATCGTTTGCCCAGCTAACACGATCGCTCAAAATATCTTTTGGCAAGCTGACTCCAACAAGTGGTTGGTTGAAGTCACGTCAGTTGAAATTGACACCGTAACAGAGCAAGAGCTGACGCAGCTAACCAGGGTGATCTGGGCGTGCAAGGTTGAAGGAAGTATTGAGATCGGCAAACCAGGCCAGTCGGTGCTTCAGCTTTTTAGTCCACTTGATACTGTAAATGCTACAGTTGGCGGTAGACCGCTTTCACAGTCACTTGTGGGAGCGCTGCCAACATCTGGAGCCATTTCCGTATGAGCCTTCATCATTTCCTTGGGCTGAAGCATGAGTTTGGGGCTGATCCGAAAGACGGAAAAGCAGCTGACTGCCTCCTTTTGTGTTTCGCCCTCCTTGATGAAGCTGGAATTTACAGGCCACAGTTTGATCCGCGCTGGATGGATATGGCGCGATCTGGACTTTGGAGTTCACTGGAGATGGCATGGAATCACAATACCTGCTCCATCGGTTCTGTTGAGGCTGGCTGCGTAGCACTTTACTGGAACAGGCCGACTCCCAAGCACCCGCGACTTGGCATCTGCACTGTCGTTGAAGATAGTGGCAATCTTGGCGTCGTTATGATTCACGCAAGAAAAGGCGTTGTCTGGCTGCCGCTTACAACTCCTGGACTTCCTAAGTTCAACTTTCGCCGTTTCAAGGAATGAAGCCCCATCTCCTGCCGATGCACTACAAGCTCGGGCGCATCCTGGGGATTCGGCCGGAGGAGGTGAAGCGGTTCTACGCGGAGGCCACCAGGCGGGCGGCTGACGGCCCCAGGCCGGCCGTAGTCGCCGGTACGGGCCTGGAGGTGCTGGCGGTCGTTTCCCTGGTCGCCTCGGCGATCTCCGTGGGGCTGACGATCATCGCCCAGTTCTTCCGGCCTGGCGAGGTCGAGCCTGCCCGGATCCAGAGCAGTGAGCGTCTGGGCAAGACGGTCAGCGACGTGCGCCGCTATGCCCCTCGGGAGGGCTTCGATTCGCTGCAGCAGCCGGCAGCGATCGGCCAGCCGATGCCGATGGTTTTCGCTCTGAAGGAGGTGATTGACGGCGAAACCTACGGTGGCATCCGCGTCAACATGGATCTACTGTGGAGTCAGCTGCAAACAAGCAATGGCCAGCAACTACTCCGCGCTGTTTTCCTTGCTAGCGATGGCGGAATTGCTGAACTTGACCCTAATGGTTTTGCTTTGGGCAATAATCTTCTGAATGCGTATAACATTGGACCTGGAACAGAATTAGGATCCTCGTACGTCATCTACTTCAGGCCTGATGGCGGCAGAATTACGTCTGAGGACAGAATTGCTGGCAGACTTGCAAACTTGGATCCGGGGAATGCTGAGAATCAGGGTGGCGACGATGTTTTTGCGGCTCGCTCTATTGACAGAGCATGGGCTGGTGACTTCTGCTCTGTTGTCAGACCCAGTTCAAATGCTGTTTTTGGCGTTTATTCTCCAATCGGCAACAATCTCGCTTATCGTATAAATCCTGTCATTAGGGCTCAGTATCAGGCTCAGCTCATTCCAAAGGGTGATGATGGTGACGCCAAGGTCGTCTGTCAGATTGATGACGTAGCAGCAGCGCAGCGTGATAAAACACGCGCAATCTACTCAACCCGATCTGGTTTCATTTCTGGCGACGCAAGCGCCATTGGTAACACGCTGACATACGTTCTTGACAAGAGCAGTGATGTTGAGACAAACTTCAGCAAAGCTTTTACGCCGCAGGCGTGGACAGTACAGGTCGAAGTTGAGCGACTGGCCGGAAGCGCGACAACCAGAAATAACTATGTATCAACAACTTATTCTACTCGCTTTAAGTCAAGGCGTTTCACGTCTGTTTCGGATTCATCTCTCATTTCTGGGATTCAATGGCTAAACTCGTCCAACCAAGTTGTCAGCAACCCGGTTGTCACAATTACAGAGACAAGTAATACGAATGTAAAGCTTAGCACAAGATTGCAGTATGATGCCTCTGGATTGACGAATGAGCAAAAGGAGGCTTTGCTTTACACAAGATTCAAGCTCAACTTTGTCAATGCCTCTGTTGATATTGATGAAGAGCCATCGGCATATTACAGAGTTGATGTTGAAAGTAGCAGCGAAGTAACCCCAAATTACGACGCTGATTTTAATGCTCAAACTTTTTCTGCCGACTATTCGCCAGAGGACGTTACATATACAGTCGAATCGGCAGAAGAGTCAAGAAAAACGGTCGAGGCAACGCTGAATAAGGGTGATCTTTACAGTGAGCCTGCGGCCGACATTGCTTCTGCCATTGCCGGAAAGCAGGAGCAGTGGGATGATGCTATTCAAATTGGTTCCCTCTACAAGTTTGGCACAGCTCTTGTTGTATGCACTGGTCGCAGCCCTGAAGGAGAAGTTTTCACCAGTGAAGCAAACTTTTCCAATCCCGGCTCACAGAATCCGCCCCCAGGCCAAAGCATTGAAGCCACTTTCACAGTTGTTCGGCCGGGTGTAATTGGCCTAACGACACTCTCGGATCTTCGTGTCAACGCGAATGCTGGCAGCAACATCCAACGCTATACAGCTACAAACTTCCCCCATCTGTTCAAAGTTTCAATCGCAACATTTACAACTACAAGGCCGACACGCCTGATTGAAATTATCATTAGAAGCACTCTTGGCATCAGAATCAGCAATCTGTGCAACTTTAGGGATACCATTTCCTATGGAGCTGCGGACAATAAAGCTTGTCTTGACTACAGGGGTGACACGATCTCCAAGGGATCAACGCTCAAGCAATTCAACTATACATCTGGAACGATAAATACCGCACAAATTCGGTATTCGTTCTTCAGAATTCGCGTCAGACCAAGTAGCAGCACTGGTGAGTGGATCACGTTCGGTTCGAAATTCTGCATCCGCGGCATCAATCAGCAAAATCAATTCAATACGATAAGACTCCAGTTCCCAACAGTTGAGCAATGGGAGGTTGAGTTTGAACCGCTGTCTGGCTGGGAGATCAGATCAGGAAGTGCAACCGGCGACTTTGTTCTAATTGACGACAAGAGGGCGTCGGAAAGCAATCTGATTATTCGTGGTCCCAACCAAGGCGTGACGCTTTATGTCTACGGCAAACAGGGAACAGCTGCTGATGTTGGCGTCGTCAATGACAGCAATGATCCATTCCGTCTGCCAGCTGTCCACAAAGAGCAGTCGCAAGGATACGGAAACCTTGGCTACAGATACACTGATGGCGTGCAGTTTGTTGATGAATTCGGCGCACTAGCCGAAACATTCGTATTCCCAGAGGTTTCTTCAACGGCTGAAGGCGGGCCGGAGCACGAAATCGTCTCCGTGACCGAGATCGTTCAGAACGAGACGCTGCCGCTCTACCCGGACATGGGGATTGTCGGCCTGAATCTCCTCCCTGGCAACACATTCCAGCAGCTGGGACAGCTCTCTGGCTACGCGAACGCTGGCTACCCAGAGGCTCGCAGGCTCCTGAATGACATGACGCCGGGGCCGACGCATCTGTTCCCCGACATTGCCCTTGAGCTGTTCACCAATCCGGTCTACGGAACCGGTGATCAGGTCAGCGATGAACAGATCGACATTGATAGCTTCCGTGAATCGGCTCAGTGGTGCTACGACAATAGGTATTTCTGTGATCTCGTCTATCTCCCGACGAATATCAAGGAGTGGGTGGCCAAGAAAGCAGAAGAGCACCTGCTGTATTTCATGGAGATTGATGGGCGCTACGTGCTGCGTCCCATGTTCCCGTATGTAGAGGGTGATCGAACCAACTGGAACGCGCCCGTTGACATCAAGGGCGTGTTCGGCCTGCTGCAAATGCGCAGCTTTTCATTCTCCGCAATTGATGAAGAATCTCGCAGGTCGATCAAGGTTTCTGGCCGCTGGCGGGAAGAGCGGAAACTGAGCACGATCACGAATCCTGGGATCTTCCCCGTTGAGCGCGAGATTCTGTTGCGCGAAGCCGGCACGCTTTCGTCAGAGGATGATCCGATCCAGTCATTTGATCTGTCAGATTTTGCGACAAACGAGAAGCACCTGATTGACTACCTGAAGATGAAGGCCCGTATTCGCAGGCTTTCAACACATGGCATCACGATGGAGCTGACGCAGGACTCGCTCCTCGCACCAATCAAGCCGGGTGATTACGTGCAAGTCCCTGTTGAGGTGACATTCTTTAATGAATACAAGACTGGTATCGTAAAGAGCGATAGCCTTGTGATTTCCGTTACCGACATTAAGCCTGGAACTTACCAGGCAATGATCTGGGATGGCATCCTTGAAAGCGAGGTCACGGAATCTGAGCTGACGATCAACGAAGATGGCACTGCTTCGCCGTCTGGCATCATCTTCGTGATCAAGGAATCTGGCTCGGACTACAAGACCTACAGGATCCTGGACATTGATCCAGCCGAAAACAGTGGTTTCATCGTAAATGCCATTGAGACCCCAACTGATGAAAATGGCAGGCTGATCTTGTCCCAGAATTGGGGAGGGCTGTCCACTGACGAAAACTGGGTGATTGAAAAATGAACTTCGTACAGTTCCCAGGCATCATCCCTTCGTCAATGGATTTTGTGGCCCCGCGCTTTCCGGTGGGGTCCGATACAAGCCTTGGTGGCGTTTCGTCAAGACGTAAGTTTGGCAATCGTCAATACGACGGCAGGCTTACAGTTGAATTCAGGAATATCTCAAACTACCTGTGCGCTCAGGTGCTGCTCACCTGCATCAACTCAAAAGGACTTGCACCGATTGCGTTTTACGAAAGCTTCTTTCGTGGGGCCGGCGATGACCTGAAGCCGTTTCTTGATGGCTCGGCCTATCCGGGACTGCTTTGGTACTTCATTGAAGATTCGCCACCACGCATCAATCGCGTAGAGGGTGGCGCAGAAGTATCAAATATGTCGATGGAGCTGGCGGCTCGGCTCATGCCGGACTCCACCGGTTCATCGACCACGCCGATCCTGCCTGCCCCTCTGCCAGCGCCAGGCGGCCCCGGAGGCGGCACGGTCCAGCCGACCCAGTACGTCACCAGCGTCAGCGCTGAAGCGCCCCTCAGCTCGACCGGGGGCGCCGATCCGGTGCTCTCCCTGCCCATGGCCACCCAGACGGCCGATGGCGGGATGTCGAAGAACGATAAGTTGAAGCTAGACAACATTGAAGTTGGCGCACAGCCAAATGTTCCAACAAACCTTGCCTATACGCCGTCAACAAGGCTGCTTGCAAGTAGCACTGGCGATGACGCAACACTCCCGCTTGTTTCTAGTGGCGATGCCGGTCTTGCGCCTGCAAGCGGTGGCGGAACATCAAACTACCTGAGAGCAGACGGCACATGGGCTCAGCCGCCTGGAACCGGCGTTTCAGCAAGTACACTTACGCATACGACCGGATCTCTTGCGGCTGGCGCAAGTGCTGATTTTACGTTGTCAAGCAATAGCCTGTTTCAACTGCTGAGCTTTACAGCATCTACTCCAACTTGGATTAGAGTGTATGGGACCAGCGCTGCACGTTCCGCTGATACAAGAACGAGCCCAGGCGGCACACTACCATCTGCAGGCAGTGAGTATTATGCAGAGCTTGTCACCACGGCGGCACCTGAAACTATTCGCCTCTCGCCGGTCCCACTTGTTCAGCCAACAAGCGAGCAAGTTTTTATGCGCGTCAAGAACATGGACTCGGCTGCACGCATAATTTCAATGACATTCTCAATCCTTTCGCTTGGGTTTTAGCCATGCCAGTTACAAAGCAAGTCTATTCGCTTACCCCAACCTGGGCAACTACACAGCTCGCCGATGCTTTTAGATCTGCTTTTATTGATGCCGGCTTGATGACGGACTGGTTTGATGCCTTTCTAAGTGGATCAGTTGAGAATCGCATTCTCCGCGTTTCGTACGATGACACGAAAACCTATGGCATAACCTATGTGTGGTTTATGTTCAGCGGTGCATCGGTATTCGTAAATTGCGCTAGCGGCTGGAACGCTGTCACGCACGTACCGCAGGGAACACTATCCGTAGATTATGTAAGTCTATCCACCAATACTACTGCCAATCATTTACAAATCTTTTCTGGATCCCCTACCGTTAGCGGTTCGCTTACTAGATATACTTCTGGGATTTCTGCTGCCAAGTCATGGTTTCTTGTTAGATCTACGTCATCTTCTTTTGCTTTTACTATAGACAGTGGCACCAGCGTTGCCAGCTTCATTGATCTTACGAAAAGCTGCCATACTCCCTTCGTTTATCCAAGAGCAATCAGCAGCGCTACGACCTACAGGGGAATATCATTTGCGACGCCAATACTCCCATACCGTAGATCATATTTTCAGTCAATGAACTCCTACACGTACAGCAACCCAACCCCATCCCCAGTCGAAAAAGGATATGTATTCCTGAGCAAAAATCATGCACCAGTAAACTTCGGCGCATCATTGCCATACATTATTCTTCCGATTGCTACCACAGCTGGAAACCCTGCATACACTACAGATAAAATTCCAGTTCTGACAGAATGTAGAATTTCTGACTATACCAATAATCAGCTTGCATCTGACTTTGGCCTCATACCCTACTTTCCCAACAATACAATGCAGGTGCAAGATATAATCGTCATAACAACTGGCGTAGAAGAATGGGAGATAATGGCAGTTTCAGCTGGCGACGCATCTAGTATTCCAAGTGCATTACTTGCTGCAAGAGTCATCTGATGGCAAGCTTCAATCAGTCAGCAAGCAGTCCACAAGTTGCTCCGATTGCTATTTTTGATACACAGTCTTCGGTCGGAAGCTCCACTGGCAATGCGATAGTCAAGTCAGCATACCAACAAGACAGATATGGCACGATTTCAATCGTCAAAATATCTGCAATGGGTATTGGCAATGACTTTCCCGGCAGTGCTCAACAGATTCCAGCAACTGGCCAAATATGGCCAAGCGGATTTTGATCCGATCAAGGCGTGGACTTGAGTCAAGACGATAGAATGCCGTAAAGCGCTGGGGTCAAGTGGGTATCGCAACGGGGGCCGACGCATACGTTTACTGGAACGGCCAGCACGTTGGCAGCTTCATCTCCGCTGAACAGCCAACCGAGAAGCCGGCACTTGAAACTACCTCGCTGGGCGCCAGCGATCGAACATACGTCAGCAGCAAGCTGAGAAATAACACGTTTTCTGGCACGCTGTTTTATGATCCATCGGATTCTGTTGCTGCATCGCTGATTAACGCGATTGATCAAGACAATACTACCGATGGTACCCTGAAGATTGAGTGGATCAAGAATACCAGTAACGGTTCGCGTGAAGGAACGGCAATCATTACCTCTCGCGGTGCATCCGTTTCTGTTGGTGATCTGCTGCGCATCAGCATCTCAATTCAGTTCAGCGGTCCTGTTACCGGTTCCTTCTGATGTCTGTCATTCTTGGCTATGGCGGCTATGTGCAGCTCAGCCGGGAATGGCCTGAGCCCACTGTTTTCCCGCAGTCCAGCAGGGCTGGATCCAATGCAATTTTCTGCCAAGACAAAGCTTTTTGGACTGGTCAGAGAGTCCTGATCTACTCGTATCTCGGCCTTCCTGTAAAGACCTCCGGCCAGCAATACGCCCCATGTCCAGAAGGACATAGGTTCTGGGGTGGCAGTAGCTGGGCGCAGGGGCCTGAAACCGCTCACAGGGGAAGCGGAAACACGATCTTCTGGAAGCCTGATGTTGCGCCGCTGATGATCAATCCAGGGACGCCTGGTGATCCAGCCGATGACTTCATTGTTCCCGGCACGCTTCAGGATCCAGCAGACGACTTCTTCGCTTATACGATTTCCGCCGGTTTTTGGGAAACGCAGCTGACGACGGGTTTTGATCAAGTGATTGAAGCCTATATCAATCGCGACCAGCTTGATCGTATCACTTTCTATACCTCTGAAAATGGAGCGATCAACAGAAGTCCAGACCAGCTAATCACTTTCTCAAATGTTGACTACAAGAATCTGCTAATTGCTCCATACAGCTCGTCAACTGACTACCAAATTGCGTTTGAGGCTCTTGGACAGTTTCTGTTTGAAGAAATGCCTCAACGTGAGCAGGGAGCAAGCGCTTATATCGACCTACCGGAAGAAATGACAAGCGTTGCTGACGATCCAGAGCAACGTGGCTGGTCGATTCTTGTTGGCTGCCGCGAATGGACACTACAAACCGATCCAACCGTTCTTGATACGACTGCTATTGGCGAAGACTTTGGCGATAGCGTCAAAGATGTAGTCAGGGGATCTGGAAGCTTCAATGGATTCATTCCTGTCAGCAATCCAAGCTCTGGCAGCTTTGATGCAAGGGGCTTCATCAGGCTGATGCTGATGACAGAAACTGGATCAAAGGCAAGAGTCCGTCTTCGTGTTCAGGATCAACGATCCGTTGGCTGCGAGAAAGAAGATGCCGTATGGATTGAAGCCGACATTCTGCTTGGCCCCGGTGAAATCGGAGCTTCTGTGGACGAAGCGATCAACTACTCTTCTCAATTCGTCGTCGTCAAAGATAAAGACGGAATTGGCATCAAGCCATTGATCGGACCCTTCTCCTAGACTTGCCAACTGGCTCAATCTCAGCGCATCTACACTGTGCGTATTGACGCGCTTGTGCTGTGACCAAGATTGTCCGCAGTGGCCAGGTCGGCTCTTTTGACAACATCAACAGCTCGCAAGGCACTGTTCGCGCTCAGGTTGCAGCGATCACCGATGCTGTTCGCCAGCTGAGCGGCGGCGCTGAAATTGGCCCCGGCGCTATTATCAACGATCCGCTGTCCGCACCCTACGTCCTTTACGTCAATCCATATATTGGAAGTGATAGATTCGTAAGCGGAAGCTACTCAACGAGTGGATCGGCAATTGAGCGTATTGAACTTCAGCGCTTGGAATGTGGTTACACGCCGGCAAGACCTTTCAGGACAATCAACAGGGCCGTCATTGAAGCTGGCATCATCACCGCAAAGTCATACTACGAGAACCCACTTGCAAATACCGATCTCGTCAGCATTTTCCTGTCTCCTGGCGTCTCCTACGCCCTGAACAGCGCCGGGGCTGCGTCCGTGAGCGAGTGGGAGAACGGCAAGGATCCCACGGACGCGGAGCTGGAGGCCTTCAACCCCTCCGGCACCGGGGGCATCCTGCTGGTCCGTGGCGCGAGCCTGTGCAACATCGACCTGCGCAAGACGATCGTTCGGCCTGGCTCGGTTCCGGCGCCCGCTGACGAGGCATCCGACTACAGCAACCGCCGAGCCATTTTCAAGGTGACTGGGGCTGGATATTACTTCGGCATGACCTTCATGGATCAGGTTGGCAGTACATCGTCTCACCACCTGCTCGACTGCTTCCAGTTTGCAAGCAAAGCGGAACTTGATGAATTCTACGCCAAGATTGTTCAGGCGTTTGGTGGCGTCAACAATACTGGCAATCTTGACAATAGCCTTGCGGTAACGCGCACAGCTGAATACGAAATTGTCGGCCCCAGGCCAGCATCTGGCGCTCAGACGATCAACACTGATACGACCCTTTCCGCCTCTCCGTACATCTTCAACTGCTCAATCCGAAGCAACTACGGCATCTGCGGCATCTTTGCTGATGGCTCCAAGCCTTCCGGCTTTAAGTCGATGGTGACGGCGCAGTTCACTGGCGTCAGCCTGCAGCGCGACCTGTCCTGCTGGCAGAAATACGCATCAAATCAGAGTCCGCAGTGGGGCAACTACTTCACCGGCTACAACGACCTGATCAATAGCGATCCAGACGATGTGCGGATGAATCCGGCGCGTCGCAGCTTCCATATTCGCTGCATCAACGATGCAATCATCCAAGAGGTTTCCGTTTTTGCGATTGGCCAAGGCGTCCACCACTGGGTTGATTCTGGCGGTGAGATCACCATCACGAATAGCAACAGCAACTTCGGCGGATGCGCCGCGATTGCTGAGGGCTACAAGAATACTGCGTTTGTCAGTGATTCAAACTGGAACGTTGGATCAATCCGTGTCGCAACTGACCTGACAGAAAAGCGCAACAACGTTCGCAAGATCTATCTTGGCGTCGTTGACGAAGGTGTCGCAAACAACGCAACTTCAATCACACTGATAGTTCCACTGAGTGACAGCATTTCTAGCCCAGGAACTCCCGCATCACTTGCGCGTGACGGATACTCGCTGAAAGGTAACTCCTTCATCTGGATTGAAAATGCCAGAGGGCTTGACTATCGCGCTCGCCTTACAGGAACTGCATGGGATCCGGCGCAGCCTGATGTCATCACCGTTACTGCAGTCTTCCAGGATCAGAATGGAATCAAGCCTGGCGATGCGATTCTGAACTCACAGGGTCTGAGCACTGGTCAGAGCTGGCCTGATCTGGCTGGCGCAAGGATCTACGTTCGCCGGCTGCAAGATACGCGCTCGATTGATGAACGCCGCTACTCGCTGCGTGTCAACAACACCAGCATTCTGTCGCGCACTCCTG